CCCAATTACCGACAAACTAAGTTGGGTTATAGGGCCTCTTATAAAATAGGGTAAGATTGAGCTATGAACAGATTACCTCCAGAACTTCATTTAGTCCACGGAACGCAAGCGGCGCATAAAGGCAAGGGATTGCCTGAAAGCGTTAGGGCGCGAGTGCCTAAAGCCGATTGGCTTGATGACCCAGACGCTTGGGACAGAAATGCTTTTATTCAAGAAACCTCTGATTTCCTTTGGGAAACATACGGCATTGGCTCTAACCAAGACAAGCACGTTTTGGCGGCACTAGCTAATCAAATGGAAATTTATATTAAGTGCATGAAAGGTGTTGCCAAGGGCGGCATCGTGACTACGTTTAATAATGGGGCCACTGTAGGTACAAACCCGTATTTGGTAGCTGGCGATAAAGCACTCAGTCGTGCGGTTGTTCTAATGAATGAACTAGGGTTAACACCTCGCGGTAGGCTTGCGACTAATAAGCAGGAAGGCGGCAAGTATTCTAAATTGTTGGCTGGCCCATGAATTATGAAGATGGCATCATGTATGCCGTTCAGGTAGCAAGAGGCGAAATTGCTGTTTGCCGTAACATTCGATTGGCTTGCCAGCGATTTCTAAACCAACTAGAAGACAAAACATGGGCGTATGAATTTCATACAAACTACGCTGAACACGTTTTAGACTTTATTGCTACGCTTAAACACACCAAAGGCCCAGACGCGGGAAAACCCTTGGTGCTTGAGCCTTTTCAAATTTTTACAATCTGCGCCATCTACGGGTTTCGGGCTAAAAAAGACGCGACTAAACGAATGGTCACAGATGTGATTATTTTTATTCCACGTAAAGCAGGAAAGTCCACACTTACTGCTGCAATTGCGCTTTATGAATTAGCGTTTGGTGAAGCAGGCTCAGAGGTTTATTCACTAGCGACAACTCGCGACCAAGCATCTATCGTATTCCAAGCGGCAACAGGGTTTATTGATGCAATGCCGCACGACATAGCTATGCTGTACAACGTTAGCCGCCACAACATAATGAAGGCTGGCGACACACAATCAATGTTTAAAGCCCTTTCAAGGGATGCAAAAAAGACGGGTGATGGTATGAACCCATCCTGCGCCATCATTGACGAAGCGGCTCAAATTGTAGACCGTAACTCAATTGAGGTGCTTCACTCAGGTATGGTGGCACGGCAAAACCCTTTGCGGATTTACATTACCACAGCAAGTTTCACTAAAGAAACCAAATTTTTTGAAGATATGCAAATGCTTCAAACCATGTTGACAGGAGAAGCGCAAGACAATCCGCATTGGTTTGGATTGCTGTATAGCTTGGACCCCGGCGATGATTGGCGCGACCCGTCTACTTGGGCTAAAGCCAACCCCATGCACGGCATTTCAATTTTTGAGGACGCTATCGCGCAACGGGCAGAGGAAGCCAAACACAAACCAGCGGCGTTAAATGAATTTCTTTGCAAAACGCTAAATATCTACGTTTCTGCAAATTCTGCTTGGGTAGACAGGGAATTTTGGGACAGTCCTAAATGCAAAATTGTAGAAAAACGTGAGCCTGAAGCCGTGTTTATGGGTTTTGACTTAGCGGCAACACGAGATTTGAACGCTGTATGCACCTTAAAACGCTATGCCGATGATGACTATGAGGCAGAATTTAAGTTCTTTTTGCCTTCCGATGGCTTTGATTTAATTCCCAAGCACTACGGCGACATTTTTCGTGTAGCTAAAAATTCAGGCATTTTGCACATTACAGAAGGCAACGTAATGGATGACCGTGAAATTAGCGACTACATTATTTCCCAATGCTCAAAATACGATGTAAAAGAAATTGGCTTTGATGCTTATAACGCTGCAAGCCTAGTGGCACGGTTAAACGATGCTGGCCTTCCGGTTAAGAAAGTTGGGCAAGGCATGGCGGTTTTAAGCAATCCTTCAAAGCACGTAGAGAAACTTTTAATGGGTTACGGCATAAAGCATGATGGCAACCCATTTGTTGGCTGGCAGCTTGGAAACTGCGAAGTGTATGAAGATGTGAACGGAAACATCAAGGTTCGTAAGAACGAAGCAGACAAAGCGGCAAAAGTTGACGGTATTATTAGTTTAATAATTGCGGTACACTGTTCACTGGACAATGCAACTCAATCCGGATTTGGTTTCCGCACTTTCTGAGGTGAAACATGGCATTATTTGACGTTTTCAAGCGAAAAGACACTAAAAACAACGAATCAAACACGCTTTTTGGGCAATCTGCGCTTGGTAATAACATTGTTTATCAAGGAAACAATAAGAATCCAAACGTCAATACGCAGATTCTATACGTCACCACGGGCAGCACTAACAATGCTGGTCGCCCTGTTGATATGTCCTTGCTTACACGCAACAGCACAATCATTGCTTGCGTGGCGGCAAAAGCTAGGGCGCTTAGTCAATTGCCAATTTGCGTAATGAGCCAAGATGACAATGGCGTTTATGTGGACGCTATTAAGTCACCGGACGTAGGCGCACGGGATAAAGCAAAAGCCAAGCAAGTTGCTAACCTTTTGGCGCAGCCAAACAACTTTCAATCCACATATGAATTTTGGTATCAATTTTTAATGTGGTATGAACTTGCAGGGGAAGCGTTTACTTTATGGTGGAGAAAAAATCAGGATTCGGCAACTGAAACTCCATTGGAAATGTACTTGTTGGATAGCACATTGATTGCCGTCACAATTACACCAACTCGATACCCATCTTATCGGTTAAGCACTCCTTCCTACGGGTTTTCCCGTGACCAACCGTTAGCCTATAACCAAGTCATGCACGTTAAGGAAATGAACTGGCAAGGCTCCGCTGGTTTTAATAAAGGCATTTTAGCGTCTGAACTGGTAAGCCTTGACCAAGATATTGACATTTATGCCAACTACATCATGCAAAACGGCGCAAAGCCAAGCGGGATGTTTACTACTGAAAACGTAATTCCAGACGCAAAATACAAGGAAATTGCGGCTCGGCTTAAGGAAGCATGGTCAGCAATGGTCAATAGCAAAACCTCCGACCCGTCAAAAGCGGGTCAAGGTATGTTGCTTGACCAAGGCATGAAATACACGCCTTTGAATATGCTGACTTTGCAAGACGCTGATGCGGCAAACCTAAAACTGCAAACAATGAAGCGTATTTGCGGTTTGTTTGGTGTGCCCCCTGCAATGATTGGAATTGCCGACCAGAAATACAACAACACCCAGACAATGATGGACGAATTTTATAAATCGTCTATGTATCCGCTGACAATTAACATTCAACAAAAATTAAAGCAGCATCTTTTTGTTGGCTATCCTAATTTGTGTATTCAATTTGATACACGGGATTTCCTTAAGGGTGACCCGTTAAATCAAATGAATTTTGCCGTTGCTGGCGTAGGCGCGGGAATTATGACGCCTAATGAGGCGCGAGAATACCTAAATATGCCCAATATTGAAGGCGCAGACGAATTGAAGGATAATAACGCCAAGCCTGAACCTATTGGCAGTTCAGCACAAGATACAGGCGGCGGCGGCGGTAACCAGACAAAGAAAATGAACATTGGCAAATAAATGTCAACGAATTTTCAAAAAGTGGTAGCATTGCTACACAACTACAAGTCAAAAGAACGTCCGACCCGTGGGCGACCTAAGTTAATACACGACATTGACAGAACCAAAGTCGATGAGGTAATCCATGACACAAAACTTGACGATGATTTGCGAAGCTCGGCTGATAGTCGAGAAACAGGGTCAAAAAACTGGCGCTATTGAAGCAACCGTAACCACATGGGGCGCTCGTGAAGGCGCTGACGGTAGGCGCTTTAATTATCAGCCTGAAGGCTTTATGGATTGGGCCGAAGCCTTTGCCAAGGAAAGCCGACCCCTTCCGATGTTTGTAAATCATCAAGCGGACGCAATGCCAGTAGGCGAATGGACGCAATTTGAATTTACTGAAGCTGGAATGACTGCCACAGGGCGCATTTACACAAATACCAGCGCAGGTGCAGACCTTTACCAAATTATGCAAGAAAGCCCCGTCATGTTTGGCGGTGTTTCTGTTGGCGCATACGCAAAAGATTATCAAATGGTCAACGCTGATGGCGAACCAGACCAAAGCGATGAAGCATATTTTCAAATCACTAAAGGTGGGCTGCGCGAAGTGTCCGTAGTGATGTACCCCAACAATTTAGAAGCAAACGTCAGCAAGTTGGAATATTTCCGACCAGATGGTTCTGCTGATTTAAAAGTATTGGAAGAAGCCTTGCGGGATGCAGGTCTGTCCAAGCAGATGTCGGTTGCCGCCGCATCTGTGTTCAAGTCGGTAATTGAACAGCGTGATGCTGTAAAAGAGCCGATTGAAAGTGCGCCAAGTCAGAGCGATTCTGATGCGGAGGCAACCGAAGCGAAGATTCTCGCGGCTCTTGAGCAACGCGAACTTCTTAAACTCCTTGACCAACGACTTAAAGGTTAAATCATGTCACAAGTTATTCTTGAAAAACTGGACGCCATCGAAGCTAAACAAGCCGATGCCGTTGCCGCTGTTGAAGCCAAAATCCCTGCCGCCGTTGAAGCTGTCAAAGCTGAAATGCAAGAAATGGTTTCTGCTCTGGAAGCCAAAGTTGCTTCTATCAACATTCCTACAATTATTAAAGCCCCCGCTAAAACTGTTCGCCAAGATGTGAACCGTTCTGTGCGTGAGCAACTGAGCAATTTCTACAAAGCAAACAATCGCGTAGAAAAAGAACTCAAAATGTTTGAGGACGAAAGTCAATACGGCGCATACATTGCTGAAGCATCTGCTTTGACAGGTGGCGGTGACGGTAAAGGCGGTCGCACTGCTTACGATCCAACGTTTGTTGCTTTGCGTCTGATGAACCCAATGCGCGGCGTGTCTCGCACTGTTGCTACTGATGGTTCAAGCTATCAATTTCGTGTCAAGACGGGCAACGCTGGAGCCGCTTGGGGATATACCATCCAAAACAACGGTTCAACCACAACTGAAGACACAAGCATTTGGCAATTGGTTTTGCAAGACTTGAACGTACAATTCCCAATCCGTACCGCTGCGCTGGATGACATTGATGGTTTGGAAGCAAACGTAGTTGACGATATGTTGGCTGAATTCTCACAGAGCGAAGCCCTCTCGATGATTCAAAACAACGATCAAGCCGCACAATCAAGCACAAACCCTTACGGCGGCACAAACGGTCTGCGTGGCATTGACCAATACGCTGGCGCTAACGGCACATACGCTGGCGGCACATCATCCGTTGCGGCTTTTGGCACATCTGGCACTGGTTCTTCCAGTGGTCTGCACAGCTTGGCAACTTATGACCAGTTGATTTCTAACGTCAACACTGTGGGCGCTAACGCAATCACATACAAGGACGTTATCAACACCATGTATGCTTTGCCACAGCAATACTGGACTGCAAACGCTCGCTGGATGGTTAACCCTATCTTGGCTCAAGCAATCCGTGGTCTGCAAGACACCAACGGTCGTCCAATTTTCAACTCTGTTGAATCGTTGAACCCCGATGGCATCATTGGTCAGATGTTGGGCTTTGATGTGGTGATGAACAAGTATTTGGACAACCCATCACAAAGCACAACTGGTTCTGCTGGCACAAACAGCCTGTACCCAATGTACTTTGCTGATTGGTCGCGTTTCCACACCATCATTGATCGTTTAAACATGGTTATGCGTAGATACGACCAGACACTTCCCGGATATATAACATTTTTTGGGGAAAAACGTTTGGCAACATCGGTTCGTGACCCTAACGCTGGTGTGCGTTATCGCTCTACAGGTACTGCTACCTGATAAGCAGATGGATGGGGGCTACGGCCCCCTCCTTTTAACATCTCTTGGAAAATAACATGACCATCACCAAACGCATCCTCACAAGCATTAAGCAAACACTAGAAACGGGCGATAAAGTCAGCATTGACTTGCGCGAAGCGTCTGCAATCACAGGCTCTGGTGACGGGGTTGGTGGTCGCACATTTTTTGATAACGCCTTTGCTGCACTGCGTTATGCAAACCCGATTCGTGAAATGTCGCGTGTTCTCTCTGCTTCTGGTTCAAGCGTGCAGTTTGTAGCCAAAACAGGTAATGCGGCAAATCAAACAAACCCGTTTGGTTATACGTTCACGCCTGATAGCGGAACACCAAACACCAACACAACCATTTGGCAATTGCCAACGCGAGTTATTTCTGCTCAATTGCCAATTCGTTCAGCAGTTATGTCGGATGTCAATTATTTAAATGAAACAATCGTTGAAGATTTAATGCTGGAATTTGCAGCTATTGAAGGCGCATCAATGGTCTTGAACAACGACCAAAGCGGCACAACGACAACCACCACAGGCGGCACAAGCGGCTTGCGTGGCTTAAATATGTATACGACTGCAAGCGCATCAGCTTATGGCTCAAGCGGCACGGCAATCACTAACGGTATTCATTCAATTGCAACATTTAGTCAAGCAGCGGCGGCAGTAACCTATGCTGACATTGCAGATATGGCTCGTTTGTTTCCATCGCAATATTGGAATCTTCCCGGCACTGCATGGATGATGCATCCACAAACTATTCACGAGTTGCGAAGCCTTGGCGGCGCGGCATTAATTAAACAATTTCCTGAAGTTGGTGATGGTGACGGTGGCGCTGTGGTTAATATTTTTGGTTTCCCTGTGATCCCAAATTCCAATATGCAAACCACTGGCGCTGGCAAGTTTAATATCTATTTGGCTAACTGGCCTCGTTTTGTGACCATTGCTGATGTTAAAGAAATGTCAATTCAAGCAATGGAGCAGACTGCGCCCGGTTTCATAACCCTATATGCTGAAAAACGTTTGGTCAGTACCGTCCGCGACCCGTTTGCTGGCATCCGTTTGGTCGGTGTCTAATGAGCGTTAACGACTATCAACAAGGTGCGCCTTTTGGGGCGCAAACCCGCAATCCGTTTAACTACGTCAAAGTTGAACAGATTACCCGTGATAGTTCAACCGCATGGTTAACGCTGGAGCAAATCAGCCAACAATTAAACCTGTTTAATGATGAAAGCCAAGACAGCTATTTAACGGGCCTAGAAGTGGCTGTAAGACAGGCAATTGAGGATTACCTTGGTCTGTCTATCTTTCCGTTGTCTTATCGCGTCTGGTACGGTTCTGAAAGCCTTGTTGCATCCCCCGTATGCCTTGACTTGCCTGAAGTGAGTCAAAACAGCAATTCAACATTGGCTGGCGTAACAATTGATTCTGTTGGGTATTGGGATGATTCATTTCCTCCGGTATACACGACTATCACAAGCACCAATTATTACTACGATGCTTCAGGCAACAAAGTGATTTTGAACAGCTTACCGACCAGTATCAATTCGGTAATGACTGCGCCAATCATCGTGAATTACTCCACAGTGGCTAACCCAATTGCGGCTTATCCCGTTATTAAACAAGCTGGTTTGTTGCTTTTGACCCATCTTTATAACCAACGTTCAAACACAACGGACGGAATGTTGCGGGAAATTCCTTTTGGCGTGGCTACGCTTTTGAGAAACTATAAACCCTTAATAATGTGAACTTATGTTTGTATATTGGATTCATTTACCAGAGCAAATTAACATAGTTGTTGAAGGCTATGTTGGTATAGCTATGAATTTTGAGCAACGTATGTTTGCCCATAAATCATGTGCAAAAACTGGTAAAGAGCAAACTTTATACAAAGCAATTCGTAAATATGGATGGGACAATCTTGTCAAAGAAATTATTTTGATTTCAAACGAAGATTATTGTCTTGAAATTGAGAAAAAATTAAGGCCAACGCCAAGAATGGGTTGGAACATTGCTATTGGAGGTGATTTTTCTGGGTCGCATTTAAAAGGCACAAAGCAATCTGAACAACATCTTGCAAATAAGAAAAAAGCTCTTATGGGTAGAGTGTCTGGAATGAAAGGCAAAAAAATGCCCAAAGAAGCAATAGAAAAAACAATGCAATACGTTCGTGGCATTCCAAAAACTGATGAATGCAAAAAAAAACTTGCGGCATCAAAGAATAAGCCTTTAATGGTAAATGGTATAGTTTATGAAAGCTGGCAACAAGCAAGCAAACAAACCGGAATCCCGACTGGTAGCATTTCTTATTTGTTAAAAACAAAACCACAAAAAAGCAAATGGTCAGCTTATTCTTTAAAAGAAATGATGTAAATGGCAATTGCTCGGTTTGAAAACATCACGGTGAACACGCTGTCGTTTGGGCAGAGTTCATTTGGTGAGCAAAGCACAACACAGACATTGTGGTTTGCAACTCGGGCGCGAGTTCATTCAGTGGCTAATCATGTAAAGATTTCTGACAAATACCGTGTGTATTCAGACATTGTTAACTTTACGTTGAACTACACCCCGAACACCAAAGAGATGATTGATAACCAAAATCTGTACTCAATTAACTGGCGCGGTTTTGATTGGCGTATTGATAACGTCCGTGAAGCCGATGACCGGATGACGGTAATGATTATGTGCGTCAGAAATGACCCAGTGGCGGCGGTATGACAACACAACAGAATCCCGTTCAATACGGCAAAGCAATCCAGTTTCAACTGGCAAGCATTGTCACGCCTGTGCCTGTATATGCGGCGTTTAACCGCAACTTTGCGACACAGCCCAAGTTTATAACATGGATGCTACGAAATGTTCACCAACCCGTATATACAGGCGTTTATCAGTCGATTAAAGGCATTGATAGACCGACTTTCCAAATTTCGGTCTTCACCCAAGTAATAGAAGACGGTTTCACAATTTCAAATCAGATATTACAATCGCTACACGGTTACAGTGGTTTGTTTGGCGGCGCAACAAATGGCTTCAATATATCGAAGGCAGATGTTCAGTGGCTTTATAACAGCTACGATAACGAAGATAAATTGGGGCAAGTCTTTTTGGATTGCACCTTAGATATTCCAGCATAAGACAGTTTTTTTAACTCTTTAAAGGAAACTCAAAATGGCTCTCCCAACCAAAATCTTGCCCGGCTTTAGTGCAACACTATACGCACAGCCAACAACGACCCCTACCGCTTTGTCTACTGCGGGTTTGTCTACTTATGCAACCGTTGCTGCTTTGGCGGTTACTGGCAACGTAGTGCCTGTGGAAGCTATCCCCGCTTTCGGTCAAGATGATGCTGTTGCGTCATTCGGTATCGCTGGCTCGCGTCAATCGGACAAAATCCCTGTGCAATCTGCTCCTACGAGCATGACCATCACAGCGGCTTGGAATCCATCAGACACCGTTTTGCTGTTGCTCCGTGGCGATGCATACAACGGCACGATTGACCGCACTTTTGTTATCAGCGCAACTGATGGTACTGGTATTGTGAACTACGCCTTTAATGGTCGTGTTTCGCAATGGCAAATTGACTCTGCTCCCGGCGCTGAAGCCAAAGTGACTTTTACCATTCACCCCCGTGGTAACCAATACGGCTGGTCTGCAAGCACATGACCAACCTTCAAGATGCGCTGACTTTTATGGTTAGCACTTACCTGCCTTTTGACGTTGTTGTCAGGGGCATGGTCTTGGACGCCAAAGAGGTGGCTGATGCTCTTGCAAAGGCTGACCCCGACACGGAAGAACATACCGTTCTTTTGTATTTATCTGCAAAATTCCCTGAAACAGAATAAATGACCACAATAAAAGATAGTACAGACCTTTTGAGTTACCTGTTGACCCAAGCCGATACTCGCAAGGATTGGTTTGGGTTTACACAGCAACGCATGACAGCGGTCACGCTGGCGCATCAAATCGCCAAGCAACACGCTGATAAAATGACACCTGACGAGGTGGTGGACTATGCGCTTAAACTCAATCAAACGATTTACAACAAAATAATTCGGGTAACGACATGACAATAGCAAACAAACTTGGCCCCTCATACGAGGCGGTACGCGCACAAGCGCGAATTAAAACAATCACAGTCACGCTCAATGATGTTGAGTGTGAATTAAAAGTTCGTATTCCTGTCAAGCGGGAAATGGACGAAATTAACACAAAAATTACCCAAGGTGATTCAACCATTGTTGACCGCATTTACACCGAACTGTCAGCCCCGTTACTTAAAACCATTAACGAAGCCGATGAAGGGTTCATTAAGGCTTTGGGCGAAAACGATCAAAAAATTGTAGTCACAGAAAACGATGTAAACATCAACGGAACATCGGTTCGACAAATTGCATCTTTGACCGCGTTGTGGCAAACCCAAGTGCAAATTTATTTTAGTCTGTTGCAAACGCCAACAGGCGAACCAGTTAACGAATCCTATGATGAAATTGCAGAGGAATTTCCAGAGCAAATCATTCGAGAAATTGTTCAAAAAATTGATGCCGTAATTAAGCCAAATTATAAAGACACAAAAAAAAACTAAGGCAATCGTTGCGAAGTCAAGTTAGAGCCGCAATGATTTTTAACGGGCACACATTGGCCCAAATTGACAATTTGGATGAGGACATTTTTACAGACATTTGCGTAATGTACGCAGATGGTGTTTTGGGAAATCGAGGGGTTTATGACGCATTAGCCCCAATTACAACGGGTGTGTTTAATTACATCCGTGACCCTAGCACAAGTGCCTTTAATGCGGATAAAATCTTCCCGTGGATAACTGAATACACACAGAATCCAGACTTTGAACCGACAGAACAAGATAGTGTAAACAATGCGCTGTTGGCGTTTATGACATCAGCACCCGGTTTCTCTATGGAGATGATAAAAAATGTCGGTCGAGTTTAAAGTTGAAGGTTTTGATGACTTGTTCAAACGCATGGATGAAATCCGTGATGAATTTGGCAAAGGCAAAACTGATAGAAAATGGCGCGAAATTCTTGGCAAAGCCATGACTCCAGTTCTTAATTCCGCAAAAGCAAATGCACCAAAGAAAAGTGGTCAGCTTGCAGAACACATTTATATGAAAGTTCAAAAGCCACAAGCGCGGGATAAAAGTAGTAAATATTATCAAGGCGAAATGTATATGGCTCGGGTGACTTCTTCACCAATTCGAGACGATACTTTTTATGAAATGATTTTAAATAAACGGGGACGTTTTCAAACAATTACAAGAAACAAACGACCTGTTGCCATGTCTAATGAGTTTGGTAACGCCAGAACCCCTTCTCATCCGTTTTTGCGACCAGCATTAGAAAGTAACGTAAATAATGTGCTTTCTTTACTTGAAATGCAATTAAAGAATTTTATTTCCGAATTTGATCGCGCTAAAGCTCGTGGGGGTTAAATATGTCACAAATTGCATCGTTATCAGTAAAACTTGGCCTTGTTACAGTTGATTGGGATAAAGCAACCGACAAAGCAAAACAACAAGCCAAAGAATTACAAAAATCTTTTAATGCTTTAGGCTCTGAATTAAAAACGCTTGCAGGTTTTTGGGCAAATCTTGGTGGCTCTGTAGGTTTGGGGTCTATTGGCCTTGGCGCATTGATTGCAGAAACCGCTTCATTTGCAGACAGAATTGATGATTTATCTAAAGGCATGGGCATTAGTTCAGGTTTTGCACTTCAATTTAGCGATGCGCTTCAACAAGCTGGCGTTTCTGGTGATGCGGCTGGAAAAATTATTGGAAAATTGTTTTCTAGTATTGAAGAAGCAAAACTTGGCAATCAAGCATCAGTAGATCAATTTAGAAAAATTGGTATTAGCTTTGATGAAATAAAACGTCTATCACCAGAAGATGCAATCAAACGTGTATTTTCAGCATTAAGCCAAATTGCAGACCCGATTGAACGTGTTGCAATGATGCGTAAACAATTGGGCAAAAGCGGCATTGGATTGGATGTTCAAGAAGTTGATGCAATTATTGCTGGTGGTATTGGTAATTGGCAAAAGTACGGCGATCAATTAGAAAAAGTCAGCAAAATAAAAGACAATCTTATTTCAAGTATGAATAACTTGACGATTGCTTTCAGCGCGTTTATTGCTCCATTGACTAGAGATGGCATTGTTTCGGTAGAAAAATTTCAAGCTGCTTTAGCGGGTATTGCTGTTTTCTTTGCAGTAAGCAAAATTGCGGCTGTTGTTGAAATGGGAACAGCTTTTTATGGTGTTGCAAAAGCATTGCTTGCAGTTGAGGGCGCGGCTATTGGTTTAAATTTAGCGGCTGGCGGCACTACTCCTATTGGAATACTACTTAAAGGCGGCGCGGCACTTGCGGCATTTATTGCTTATGACCAAGTATCTGGAAATGCAAAAGCAAGAGCTGAAAACAATGGTTTTCCCGGTCAGCCAACGGATACATTAAAACGCTTGGGTATACAACCAAGTGAAGCTGGTGGCGGTAGAGGATCAATTAATCCGACTACTTCAGCCACTGGACAAGTTGACAGTTTAACTTTAGAAGAAACAAGCGCAAGCATGGCTTTGCTTGCTGAAAGAATTAAAACGCAACAAGCCGCTGTTCTTGCTTCAATTCCAATTTGGGATAAATACAAAACACAGCTTGCATCTATTGACGCAGAAGCCATCAACGCAAGAGAGGCTTTAAAAGTTAAAACTGCTCAATTGCAAAATCAATATAAAGAAAACCCAACACTTCTTGGAATTGAACTTGCAAAATTAAAAGAACAAGGCAAACAAATTGATATAAATACTGCTCGTAAAAAACTTGAAGCTAAAACAGCGCAAGAAATTGCTTTATACGATCAAGAACGAGTCAGGCAAGAAAGTTATTTAAATGGTGTAATGACCATGAATGCAGAAACGCAACAGCGTAATCTGGAGCGCAATCAAAATATTTTAAATGCAAATCTTAAAGAAATTGATTACGCTAAAGAATTGTTGCAACTTGAGATTGATTCAAATTCAGAATTAAGCACACATGAAAAAACTTTAGCCAAAGAATCATTAGATTATCAAAACAGTATTTCAAAATTGCAAGAACAATTAAGTGCTTTGCCTGATTATGTAACTGCATTGCCTGAAGAACAATTGTCAAAGGAAACTGAGTTAAACAATCAAAGAATTGACTCTATCAAAGCACAAATGACATTTGAAAACAAACGACATGATGCGCGGGTTACCAATTTGCAAAATGAAAGAACTTTTGAATATGGTATGAATTCAACGGTTACGCAATTGATGGATGATGCTTCTAACGCTGGAAAACTTGGTAGCGATATGGCCACATCTGTATTTGGAAACATGAATTCAGCATTGGACAATTTTACTAAAACAGGAAAACTATCATTTAAAGATTTTGCTCGAAGTGTTATTCAAGATTTAATTGCTATTCAATTAAAAGCACAGGCTACAAGCATTCTCGGTTCTTTGTTTAAATCGCTTGGGTTTGGCGGTGGCGGTGGTTCAGGCAGCTACAGCCAAGGGGTTTCAGGTTATGGCTCTGAATTTGCGGATGGAGGTTCTCCAACACCAAACACAATAAATCTTGTCGGTGAGCGCGGCCCTGAATTGTTTGTTCCTAAAACAGCGGGAACAATTATTCCAAATAAAGCACTTTCAGGTATGGGTGGCACAACCAACGTGACCAACAATTACATTAATGCAATTGACACTAAGTCGTTTGAGCAACGTTTGCTTGGAAGTTCAAGCGCAATTTGGGCGGCTAACAAATACGGTGAGAAAAATCTTGCCTCAAGTTTTGGGAGAACGTAATGTCGTTTCAAACTATTTTTGAAATCCAGCAGTCAATGACGGTGCAAAACCGAAGGACTGTTGGGCAGCAGGTAAGCCGTTCAGGGCAAATGCGTGTTGCACAATACCTTACATCTGTGCCTTGGGTGTTTACGGTCACGCCTCACAACTACTTGTATTACCCGCAAGCAAGAAACATCATCCAAGTCATTGACAATCGTGATCGTCAAATCCCTGAATCCATTACTTTTGCAAGCACAAACCTACAATGGTTTACAGCCTATCAAGGGGGTTTGACTACGGGACAAGCGGCGGCTTTAACGCTGGCATCGGTTCCCGCTGTAAACGCCACCACCATTACGGTCGGCAATTTGCCCTCAGTGTCCAGCACGACATACATTTTTAAAGCTGGCGACTTTCTTCAGCTTGGGCTTTACCCCTACAAAGTTACCATAGACGTTTTAAGGGGTTCAGGCTCAACGGTAAGCGTAAACCTTCACCGTTCTGTTATTGGCACTGTAAGCACCGGAACATTGACCGCTGTGGGCAATGCTTGTACGTTTTATATGTTGGCAGAACAGTGTCCAACGTATACACTTAACCCAATGACAAATGGCGCTTTTGTGCAATGGGATTCGCCGTTTGTGTTTAGAGAGGACATTACATGACCACAACAATGAATGCTTTGGCAAGTTCATCAATCAATTACGGTGAATTTGTCAAGCTCACGACAAGCACTGACGTATATACATTTTGCAATGCTGCCGCACCCATTACGGTAAATGGAACAACTTACAGCAACTTGGGAAGCCTGTTAAGCATTGGCGACATTAAACGGGAAATGAAAGCCACCAGCGCAGATTTAACGATGTCTTTAACTGGTGTGGATGGCTCAAACGTTGCCATTATTCTTGCGGCAAACATCAAAGGCTCTAAAGTTGAAGTTTGGCGCGGATTTTTTGATTCAAATAATCAAATTATTACAACACCAACTCAGCAATTCTTTAAACGGTATCAAGGATACGTTAGCAATTATTCAATTACTGAAGATTGGAACGAACAATTGCGAATCAGGGTTGCAACTTGTTCAATTAGTTGCGCTTCATTTAGAACTATTTTACAAAACCGCATTGCAGGCATTACAACAAATCCGGTAGTGTGGAAAAACTTTTATGCTAACGATACAAGCATGGACAGAGTTCCTGTTATTGCCGCCACTTATTTTGATTTTGGAAAGCCTCCAATTGTAGGAAGTCAATCCACAACAGATGCGCCTTCTGAAGGTAATGGCGGTGGCGGCGGCGCTGAATGATAAGACAAGCTACAAGACACGATATACCAGTATTGGTATGGATGATGAGCGAGTACGCTAAAGAAGCTCCAGTGCCTGTTTTAGCAAACCCTGAGAACCATAATGCGGCTCATGTTGGTAACTTGATATTTCAAATGCTTAACGGGCGTGGATTTATCTTGATTGATGATGATTACAGAGGCATGATTGCCGCAATCATTACCAAAAATGTGTGGTGTCCAAGAATACTTGAATTAAGAGAATTGGCTTGGTGGGTAATGCCAGAACATCGCGGCAAGTCAATTGGCGGCAGGTTGTGGGTAAAGTTTGATGAACTTGCACAAGATATGCTAAACAACAAACGGGTGGATTTTGTTTGCACAACTGTAATGGCAAACTCACCATTAATAGATTACACCAAGCGCGGATATAAACCGCTTGAAGCCACGTTTTTTAGGGATAAATAATGCCAAGCACAATTATTGCGTATTTGATTATGGAGGCTAGCTTTAGCTATGCTGTAGCTTATGGCATAACGCATTTTGCAATGAACTTTGCAATTTCAATGCTTATTACGCGAATGTTTGGGCCATCAGATTCAAGCGCACAAACAAACAACGGAGTTCGTCAACAAGTCCCCCCTGCCACATCAAATAGTATTCCCGTTGTTTATGGTGATGCTTTTCTTGGAGGTGTTTTTGTAGATGCGGTTTTATCTACAGATCAAAAAACAATGTATTACGTTTTGGCTATTTCTCAAATTAGCCCTAATGGACAATTTTTTATTGATATTCCAACTGCCTCAACAACAGGCAAAAAAATGTATTGGTCAGATCAAACAATTACCTTTGATTCAACCGACAACACAAAAGTTGCAAGCATTACGGATGGCGCTGGTAACGTAAACACAAAAGTCAATGGCAACATTTATATAAATCTTTATACGTCAACTGAAAGCGGTGTCATTACTTCTTTAAATGGCGCAGCAGCACCAAGCACAGTAATGGGTGGCTCTGATATTGCTGTTGCACAACGCTGGCCTTCTGCTAATCGTCAAATGAATGGCTTGGCTTTTGCCATTGTAAAAATAATTTACAACCAAGATGCTGGCACGACCAGTATGCAGCCGTTGACGTTTCACGCAAGTCAATATTTGTATGGTTCAGGCGCTGCAAAGCCGGGCTATGTTTGGTATGACTACATTACCAATACAAAATATGGTTGCGCGATGGATGCAACAATTGTTGACGGAGCAACTGCTGATGCCTTGAATGCCTATTCTGATGAACTAATTACTTTTACATCTAACACGGGTTCACCTTCTACGCAGGTTCGCTATCGCATCAATGGTGTCTTGGACACAGGGCAATCAACGCTTTCTAACCTTGACAACATTATGTTGGTTTGTGATTCTTGGAATCAATACAATGCTGCCAACGGTAGATGGGCAATTGTTATTAACAAAGAAGAAACGCCTTCTTATTCTTTTGATGACACCAACATCATGGGCGAGATTCGCGTCAGTGCTTACGACATTTCTTCAAGCATTAATGAAATTCAAGCGCAGTTTCCTAACAAGCTAAACCGCGATCAATCGGACTATGTTTACATTGAAACGCCAAGTGGGTTGTTGTTTACCAACGAACCAACAAACAAATATTCCGTCACCTACGCAATGACCAATGATTCGGTTCAGGCGCAATACCTTGCAAACCGAACACTTGAGCAAGCGCGGGAAGATTTGATTGTTTCTTTTGCCACCACATATGTGGGCATCCAAATTGATGCGGGTGATGTTATCCAAGTCACCAATGCGGCTTATGGATGGACAAACAAACTGTTCAGGGTCATTAAAGTATCCGAAGCCTCATTGCCTGATGGTAACCTTGGCGCGGCGCTTGAGTTAAACGAGTACAACGCTGAAGTGTATGACGATAAAGACGTTACGCAATTCAGTCCATCTCCAAACAGCAATCTTGCAAACCCTAACTATTTCACAGGCTTGACCGCGCCAACGGTTTCAGGCTCTAGCCCTACTGCAACTGTTCCGCATTTCAATGTTGTTTGTTTGGTTCCAGCAACGGGCAGAGTGACACAGCTTTCATTGTTTTACACAACCGTGTCTAGCCCTACGGTGCTTGATTGGACGGTATGGAGTACGGAACTTGCAAGCAATTCGCAGCCCTTTACACCGTCAACAAACGTTGTGTTTACTGACTTGACTTTGCCTCAAGGTGTGTATTACTTTGCTTTTAAAGTTAACAACGATATAGGCGCATCAACCTTGTCGCCTTTGTCCGCAGCCTTTACTTGGAATCCAAGTCCCGTGTCCACGGTTGGTTCTTTCTTGGCTACCTTCAGTCCACCTATTATTCAAGTCCCTCGCACTGGCGGCACAACACCAGTATTTACCGGAATCATTACGCAGCTTTATGGTTCATCGGCTGGCGGCTCTATTGATTTTGTGACCTCGCAAACTGACAGTGATGCGGCATTTGTAAACAACTCGTGGCGAATTGGCGCATCGTCAACGACAGGCAATGCAGACATAACGACCACAGGCGGTTTGGTGCTTGGTTCTATCACGGACGGCGGCACATACGCGCAATGGGGTGTTCCAACGGTGATGACTTCTTCACCCGCCACATTGACTGTTCCGGTTCGCTATAAATCAAGTTCTGGCACTGTATCTCAAGGCTCCACTGCGGTGCTTCAATACACGTTTCTCGATCCCGGTCCAATAGGGACACCGGGAACAACAGCTAATCAATACGCTTATGCTTATCTGTATCAATGGGCTTCTGGCACACCAAGCGGAACAACGGGTTCATCTACATTCACTTGGGCCACAGGCGTTAATTCAGCGTATTCTGGAACAGGCGGTTGGTCGGTAACAATTCCAACAAACCCCAACACACCGCTGATTCAGCTTTGGGTAGCGGCTAAACAAATTACAGCCCCCGGCGGCACTGCAATCACCACTGTCAGTTGGACAAGCGGTGTGGCTATCAGCGCACAAGCATTAAACGGCGCAACAGGGCCAACGGGAACAACAGGCACAGCGGGTTTGAATGGTTTGCAAACCGCTAGGCCAACGGTTTACCAATGGGCTATTACGACCCCTGCATCCCCGACAGGTACATCCGCATACACATGGGCAAGCACATCCTTTACGCCTACGCCTACAGGATGGAGCCAAACCATTACCACAGCACCAAGCCCCGGCTATACGCTTTGGTCTGCTGTTGCTCCAATTTCTGATTCAGCGACGGCAACCACGACAACAATTAATTGGACATCTGCGTTTATTCTTTCCAGTGGTTACGCTGGAGCAAACGGAACAAACGGAACAAATGGCTCAAACGGCACAAACGGTACACCCGGCAGTAATGGCATTGACGGGCTTTCATCTCGTATTTGTTACGCCAAGTCAACGCTCACATCGTTAAGCTCGACCCCTGCTTATTACGTCACCACAGGCGTGGGCGCATTTCCTCCATACAACGAATGGGGCGGTGCTGAGACTTGGCAAGCAACACCGCCAACAATTTCTGCTGGCGAGGCTTTATTTCAATCAGACGGCATTTACAACCCTGCTACTACACAGACAACTTGGAACGTTCCCTATTTGTCAAACCTCAAGGTTGGTAGCCTTTCAGCAATCACCACCAACACAGGTAATTTGTCCGTGACGGGCATTATCCAAGCTGGAAGTGCTTACATATCTGGCACGACTATTGGTTCTGGCACATCTGGTAGTGTTATTTATAACTCCGGTGCTTTTGCGTTTGGAGACAGCACAAATAACATCACGTATAACGGCTCACAGCTTACTTTGAACGGTAACGTGGTTGCACTTGGCAACCTTCAGCAAGGCACAAGCACAACCCAAAGCGGCAACACCTTTGGTTATGGTAATGGCACAAGTCTTTATGGAATCGCTACTTGTGGATTTTTTAGAACCACAAGAACTGATACAGCGGGTCTTGCAGTTTCCGGTATAAACAATGTGGCTTTAGCTGTTGGTGGAGCAAGTACAGATTCTGCAACAGCTTTATTTGGCAATACATACGGCAATGATTCAATTAACCCATATTACATAATTCTTGGGACAACCATTGGAGGAACTGGAGGAGGTTTCCAACAAGCTGCATTTTTACAAAGACGATATACTTTTGCTGGTTCTGCTAGTGCATATAACCCTGATTTGTATACAACCGGATATGGGCGTATAGCTTATCTTGATGGGTCTACAAATTATGCCGCCAAGTTTATGACTACCAGCGGCTCAACTGATGTTTTAGGAATCACAGTTGGTGGCCCTACTTATGGGTTGCAAGTTCTTGGCGCTGGTGTTTCTAATGTGGGCTTTTCTCCATTTACAGGAATGCACCTTTGTTTATTGCCAAACACAATAACGCCTGTTGTTGGTGATATTTATTACGATACTTCTATTTTCTTAAAAGCAAACGTTAATGATGTTTTAACATTTATTGATGTTTCTAATGGCCCACAAATGCAAGGCGCAATTGGAATATTTACAAATATGTCTGAAGGCTCTGTTCCTCAATATATGCAAACCACAATTGATAAGCCATATATGGAGCATGGTGTTGAGCAAATTCAAATAGTAACCATTACTAAACCAGAATACAAAACATTGCTTGAAGAAAACACGCTGGTGCTTGTCAATGCTTTGGGTGAAGGCTTAATTAATGTTTGCGGTGAAAATGGAAACCTTGCTGTGGGCGACTTGATTGTTACATCTTCCATGCCCGGCAAAGGCATGAAGCAAAACGATGACATTGTGAGGTCAATTACTGTGGCCCGTAGCCGTGAAGCGGTGATGTTTTCATCTTCAACAGACGTTCAACAAGTGGCTTGCATCTATCTTTGCGGTTAAATATCTGGCACAATTGACAAAAGATATGACAAGATTCCGTCCCCCGCGAGTACGTGGGGTGCGTCACCACCTGAGTACAGGGAATTATCATGGCTTTATTCTCCCAAAACGTCATTACGCAAGTAAGTGGCTTTAACAACCCGCTTATCACAGGCGAACTTGTCTACAACCAAGCAACTTATTGGAACTTGGTTTTTACAAACGGCACATCACCCGTTAATTTGACGGGCGCAACAATCTCAGCGCAAATCGTTCGCAGAACAGTAACTAATCTTTTGGACACGCGAAACGGTTTGTCTTTTGACATTGGTAATTACACACCGACTCCAACGGCTGTAACGCTGTCAATTACAAATCGAGTTGATTTGTCGGGCGCGTTCACTTTGCTGATTGATGATTCTGCGTGGTCATTGATTACAAGTGACCCTCAGTTATACATCAATGAAATTGACCCTGTATGTTTTTCAGGGCGAATTAAAATTAGTTTTCCCGCTGGTGGTGGCAACCCTGCTGATGATGGAATCATCTTTTTGATGTTCCTTGTCCGTTCGGATGGCATTGTCGTAATCTAAGGGGAAATCATGCAAATAAGCGTAGCAGTCACCGATGCAAACAACATCGTTTGCACAGTAGTTCCACCACAAACACAGACCATCACAATTGATCGTGGTGTTGCTGGCAACGGCATCGTAAGCATTGTTCCGGTAACAATATCCACGTTTCAATATCTGCGAATCACATACACCAATGGCACAGTGTCCGATGTTGGCCCGTTGACCAGTACAGCCTACACAGCAACTTCACCAATCAGCATTGTTGGCAACACCATTTCATTGCTGACTGTACCAATTGCATCAGGCGGCACAGCGGCAACAACGGCGGCGGCAGCTATTCAAAACCTGCTACCTTCATACACTGGCAACGGCTCCAAGCGGCTTGGCCTTAATTCTGGCGCGACTGCTTTGGAATGGGTTGCAGACGGTGGCGGCACAGTGACCAGTGTGGCCCTTTCTGGCGGCTCTACGGGGCTTACTACGTCAGGTGGCCCCATCACTAGTTCAGGCACGATTACGCTGGCTGGAACGCTTGCTGTTGCCAATGGCGGTACAGGTCAAACAACGGCGGCGGCGGCAATTACTGCTTTGACTGGTACGCAAACAAACGCATATTATTTGCGCTCTAACGGTACAAACGCTACTTTGTCTGGTTTGGCTGCTGCTGATTTAACTGGTACTGTTTCAATTGCCACAGGCGGCACAGGTCAAAACACTGCACAAGCGGCAATGAATGCTTTTGCAGGGGCGGTAACGTCTGGTTCATATTTGCGCGGCAATGGCACAAACGTTGTCTTGACAACCATTCAAGCGGGTGACGTTCCTACGCTTAACCAAAACACCACAGGCACAGCGGCCAACGTCACAGGCACAGTAGCAATTGGCAATGGCGGCACAGGCGCAACGACAGCAGCAGCAGCACGAACAAACCTTGGCGCAACTACGGTTGGCGGCAATTTGTTTACGCTGACAAACCCATCCGCAATTACGTTCCCGCAATTTAATGCTGATAACACTGTTTCCGCATTGACAGCATCGGCTTTCCGCACAGCTATTGGCGCGGGTACGGGTGGAGGTTCGGTTACATCGGTTAGCGGCACTGGAACTGTTAACGGCTTGACCTTGACGGGCACAGTTACCACATCGGGAAGCCTGACCTTGGGCGGTACGCTTGATTTGTCTAGCCCACCCGCCATTGGTGGAACAACACCAAGCACAGGCAAATTCACTAGCCTGACCAACACTGGCTTGACATCGGGCCGTGTGGTGTACTCCACTACAAACGGTCTTGAAACTGACTCTGCCAACTTGCTGTACAGCGGTACTGACCTGACTGTTTACGGCCTTACAGTAGGCCGTGGTGCAGGTGCTGTGGCTACCAACACTGCGGTGGGTGCTAGTGCTTTGGCGGCTAATACAACAGGCAATCAAAGTGTATCTTTTGGTGACCGCGCTTTGTATTCAAATACAACAGGAGCTAATCAGACGGCTGTTGGTCAGCTTGCGTTGTATTCAAATACCACTGGTGGTAGCAACACTGGCTTGGGTCACGGAACATTGTTTGCAACAACTACAGGGTCATACAACACAGCAGTAGGTGACCTTGCCCTTAATGCCAACACCACAGCATCAAACAACACTGCTGTAGGTTATCAGGCGATGTATAGCAGTACAACAAGTGGAGCGCAAGGTGTTGCTGTTGGATTTCAAGCGGGTTACTCAAATAACGCTTTGTATTTCACAGGTATAGGATATCAAGCGGGTTACTCAAACACATCTGGCGCAACTGTGGTTGCAGTCGGTTATCAAGCTCTGTTCTCAAATACAACTGGGACAGACAACCTTGCTATTGGAGGCTATCAAACCTTATACGCAAACACAACTGGGTCAAGCAACGTAGCAGTTGGTCGTCAAGCCCTCCAAGCCAACACCACAGCCTCCAACAACACTGCTGTAGGTTATCAGGCGGCTTACTCAAACACTGCCGCCAATGTCACAGCGTTTGGTGCGGGTGCGCTTTATACCAACACCACTGGTACGTTAAACACCGCCATTGGTCAGCAATCTCTAAACAAGAACACAACTGGTTCTTCTAACTCCGCTTCTGGTGTTAATGCGCTATATGCAAATACTACTGGGTCATACAATACCGCAATGGGGGACTCTGCACTCACCTCCAACACTACAGCCTCAAACAACACTGCTGTAGGGTATCAGGCTGGGTACAGTAATACCACAGCATCCTACAACACCGCTAATGGTTGGAAATCTTTATACGCAAATACCACTGGTTCATTTTTAGCCGCATTTGGTGAAGAAGCACTGTACGGAAATACAACTGGTGCATACAACACAGCAATGGGTTCACAAGCCCTTGCATCCAACACCACAGCCTCCTACAACACTGCGGTAGGACACACGGCTGCTTATTCCACGACCACGGGGCAATTCAACACTGCTGTTGGTCAAGAAACGTTTTATAACAACACTACGGGTTCAAACAATACGGCAATTGGTCGTGATGCACTTTCTTCAAACACCACCGCCTCGAATAACACCGCTGTGGGTTATCAGGCGGGATATGTAAACACCACAGGCGCTTCTAACATTGCTTTTGGTTATCAAGCGGGGCTCAATAATACTACGGGTTCATACAACACATTTGTAGGTTATGCTGCGGGAAATAATTTAACTACGGGATCAAGTAATACTTATTTGGGATTTAACCCAGTAGCATCTTCCGTAAGTGTAACAAATGAATTGATTGTTACTACTGGAACAATAACTGGTAAAGGAGCAAATACAGGATATATCTATGCTGGTGGCGGTGGAACATACCAAGGAAACAATTCTGCCGCTTGGTCAATTACTTCTGACCAACGTCTGAAGAAAAACATTGTGGACAACACTGTTGGCTTGGAAGCTATCAACAAAATCCAAGTCCGCAACTTTGAATACCGTTTGCCAGAAGAAATTACAGAACTGGACAAATCAAATGCAGTCAACATTGCTGGCGTTCAATTGGGTGCAATTGCCCAAGAACTTCAAGCCATTCTTCCTGACTGCGTTAAAACAGAATCCACTGGCGTTATGTCTGTAGATACAACCAACTTGACTTGGCATCTCATCAACGCCGTCAAAGAACTTTCCGCGCAGGTAGCGCAACTTCAATCCCAACTTAAAGGAGTCTAATCATGACCACTTTCACCACCACCATTACAAATATGTACACAATCCCTACCCCAACAGGATACGTTGTAAACGTCCTGTACAAGGTAACAGGGGTTGACGGTACTTACACCGCTGAGATTGACGGCAACACGCAGTTCACACCTGCTGAAGGCGCAACAGTCATTCCCTACGACCAACTGACACAAACTCAAGTTATTGGCTGGATTCCTGAGTCCCAGATCACAAGCGCACAGCAGTGTGTGCAGGGCCAACTGGACAGCATGATTACACCGCCTGTCAGCCCATCCAACACACCCCTGCCTTGGAGCGCATAAATGGACAATCAACAACTGTTCAACATTGTGGTTTCCGTAAGCGGGTTCTTGGCTGTATACGTTTTTAATTCGATTACATCAAAACTGCAAAAGTTGGAAGACAAAATTAATTCCATGCCGCATGACTATGTGGTCAAGGATGATTATCGCGTGGACATTGCAGAAGTAAAATCAATCTTAAAACAAATCTTCGATAAGCTCGATGGAAAAGCCGATAAATGAGGTGAAATATGATTCCAATCGACCCAATGGCGGCACTTGATGCCGTCCAATCAGCAATTAAGCTGGTCAAAAAAGCCTCTCAAACTGCCAATGATGTGGCAAGTCTTGGCCCCGTATTGGGTAAATACTTTGACGCCAAAGTCAACGCCATGCAAGTGGTATCCACAGCTAAATCCGGTGGGTTTAAAGGCTCTGCTATGGGTAAGGCTATTGAGCTAGAAATGGCACTGGACGGCGCTCGTGAATTTGAAGATCAGTTAAAGAATCTGTTTTTCTCTTCTGGCAAAATGGAGATCTGGGTAGCAATCAAAGCCCGTGCGACCAAGATGGAAGCTGAAGCTGCCCAACAAGCAAAGCGCGAACGTGAAGCTGCCGCCCGAAAGAAAAAAGAAACTCAGCAAGCCATTGAAATGCTTTTGTTGGTGGGTGGCCTGTTGCTGGTCCTTGGCTTGACAGCGTGGGGCGGCATTTATTTTTATCTGCACTGCGGTAAATATGGCTGTATATGAAAGAAATCGTAGAAGGCTTTAAAGCATGGTTCAAAATAGCTTGCTACATTCTTGCTGTTATTTGGTTTCTTGACTTTGTTAAATCATTGCCTGAACCATTGGCTAAACGCGCAATGGACAAAGCGTTAACTTATTTGCCTTTTTAAGGAGATTTTATGGAATGGTTAAAAGCACTTGCTCCAACAATCGCTTCGGCGCTAGGGGGTCCATTGGCTGGGCTTGCCGTTGAATCGCTTTCAAAAGCTATAGGTATAGACCCAAAGGACGTTCAAGCAACCATTGATAGCGGTAAGCTGTCTGCTGAACAAATTATGTCCATCAAGCAAGCAGAAATTGCTATGGCGGCTCGTGCCCAAGAGATGGGCCTAGACTTTGCCAAACTGTCCAATGATGACCGTAAGTCAGCTCGTGATATGCAAGTAGCAACCAAAAGTTGGATTCCCGCTGTTCTTGCTATTTCGGTCACAATCGGTTTCTTTGGTATTTTGATTGGCATGATGACCGAAACCTTTAAAACGTCTGATGCTTTGATGCTTATGCTGGGCAGTCTTGCTACGGCATGGACTGGAATCATTGGGTTTTTCTTTGGGAGCAGTGCATCAAGCCAAAATAAAGACGATCTTCTTCACCAATCTACACCCACAAAATGAACCAAAACTTTGATAAATCATTAGCCGCCGTTCTTGTGCATGAAGGCGGTTTTGTAAACGACAGTCGAGATTCTGGAGGCATGACAAACCTCGGCTGCACAAAAGCAGTCTGGGAAGAACATTGTGGTCACCCCGTAGACGAAAAAGCAATGAGGGCGTTAACCCCTGCTGATGTTGCCCCGTTGTATAAGCGAAAGTATTGGGACAAAGTGCAAGGCGATGAACTGCCAAGCGGCGTGGATTACGTTGTTTTTGATGCTGCCATTAACAGTGGCGCTGGACGGGCCGCAAAGTGGCTACAAGCGTGTGTTGGCGTAGAACCTGATGGCGGTATAGGGCCAAAGACTTTAGCCGCTGTACGGGCGTTTAATTCAAAACAGCTAATTGAGGATTACTCAAAACGCAGACTGTCTTTTATGATGGACATTCCATCTTGGCCCACCTTTGGGAAAGGCTGGACAAGACGGGTGCATGAAGTTGAAGCTGTTGGGCTTACGCTTCTTTAATAAAAACGCCATCTGGCGTTAAGTAACCTTTGCGGTTTTTTATTTGGTCGTATGCGTGTTCAAGGCAACTGACTAAATTTAAATCCGCACAAGCGCAACCCATGATTAAAGTGACAAGAATATCTCCGTAGGCATCTTGCATTGCATCACGGTCTTTTGTAATGATGGCATCACGCAATTCAATGACTTCTTCAATTGTCTTGTTCCATTGCGCTATGGGTGTGGAGTTTTGAACAATGCCGCGAGCTTCCCCCCATTGCACAACTTTTATTTCTATGTCGGCATAACTCATCCGGTGACTTCCATCACTTCAGGCTCAGATTGCGCTGTTTGTGCCGCTTGAATTTGTGGGCCAGCTTCAGCTTGAATGCCATTGATGATTTGATTGACTTCTTGAAATGGGCGTGTACCCAAATATTGAAGAACAATATTAACCAAGTCGGTTGAAAGGGCGATGTGTTTAGGCATTAGATTCCTTGATTCGCCATTCGCGCTCAGAGCGTCCGGCATTTGATTTAACAGTCTGGCCTGTTGGTTCTATAAAATAAAGTTTTTGCATTTCCGAAAGCCGCCTAGCAATCTGGTTGCCTTCCAAATTTGTTTTGTTAGCAATACCGTCTTTGCCAAGTGGCCCATGCTTTGTCAAGCACCCAAGGATTATGTCGTAATGCTGTCCAGCAAAATCAACCTTGTCTGCGGCTTCGTATGAGGTAATGGGGTCATCTTGTCGCACTCGCGGAAAAAGTTTAAGTGGATGACCGCCAAAGATGTCTGAGAGTTTCATTGTCTTATCCTGTAAAGGTGGGGTACTTACGCTGTTTATCGTTTCGCCGCGTTTTTAGGAAAGACCCAAATGCCAACAAACTGCGCTTTCCCCCGTTATTCTTGGTAGACGCTGACCTAATAACGATGGTCTACCAGCACCGCCTTTTCCCCGGAGTTACGGGTTAGGCCATGTTTAGAAGTTTATATCGGAATCGTCTTTAGGGAAACCATTATCTTTTTCTCGCGGTTCGTTCACATAAGCCCATCCAGACCAAGCACCTTCCATGACGGGTAAAACATCAATTTTTAGCATTTCTCCGTTTTTTGTATCAATAATTGAGCCAATACGGGTGTATCGGTTCTTCTCCTGACCCTGTGCATTTGTGTATTTGCCAGTGATAACAGAGATTTCTTTAAGCAGTTTTGCCATAATTTCTTTCAAATAAATTCATGTTGTTTACCAATTTCGCGGCAGATTTCTTCAAAATATTGCCTTGCGGCTTCTACTTTTGATTTAATCTTTTCCTCTATTGTCCGGTCACGCTCGTAATGCACAAGCGTCACCCGCAACTCTGGAATGATATGGTCAACAGAATGCAAAGACTGTTCTTCCCACTTCATTAAATCTTCCGGAGTGCTAACCATGCAATAAGCAATTGCGGCTTTAGGTTTGTCCCAGAGCCACATATACGCTCTTAATTGCATTTCGTAACCTTTGTCTTTACCATGTTCAGCAATGGCTGGAAAAGTGGCAAGGCTCCAACTTGATTTGATGTCAATAATTGAATCCTCGGTAACAATGTCTGCTTCTCCGGTTATCCATTCATTTGTCTTGCGTTCTTTATTTTTCTTAAAATGCTTAAGAAGCACAGAGCCAAGCAAATCAATTGATTCATCTTCTACCCGTGTGCCTTTTTCAGTGTATTTAGATGAAAACGGTTCGTTATAGCCGTAGATGATTTCCTTGGCTATCTTGGTAATTGCAGTCTTTGCGCCTACCGAAAGCACCTCATCTTTGCTTTTTGGGTCGGTCATAATTTCCGACAAGCTGGATGCTCTAAATTTAATCGGGTTCATAATTTACCTTTCATTTTGTCTTTTGCTGCAATAACTTTCTTTTGCCAATCTGGTGAGCCTGACGCATAAGAATAAGCCTTGATGTAAACCTTTCGCAAATCATCTTCCGTAGTTGTTGATTCAATTGCAGAAATATGGTCAAGCATGACGCTTAAATCAATAGGGTCAAGGGGCATTACATCATGTGTTTCGTTTTCAGAGTTATTGCCTTCCGTAGGAATTGCAAACGCTTGAAAAGCCGCATATTTGTAAGCCGCCGACATTGCTTTGTTTGTAGCCTTGTCGCCAGAATCCATTGCCTCGCCAAAAGTCTTCACGGTGTGCTTAGAACCGTCTTCAGCGCTTACAAAATCAAACTCTGCCTCTACGGTCACATAAAACAAATTGCCGCCCTTGGCGCTGATCCTGTCGGTACATTCACGGGTCAGCATACGGGGCAAGATACACAGCCCATGTTCAGCCAACAAAGGACTGATGGCGTTATACACATCATCAATGCCTCGAAACTTGTATCCAGACCCTTGCGAATTAACACGGTCTTTGGAAATGCCTGTCTTGGACAACGCTAACTGTATGGCATTGATGGCTTGATAAACTTTCATAATTTGACTTTCATAATCTGTTTTGCTAACAAGTGGTTTTTACCAAGGAATCGCACAGATTTAATCCATGCGCGTATGTTGTGACGTTGCACAGGAACTGGCGTAAATTGATTGCACCAAAGTTCCCTTGCTCGTTTAAGGACAGTTGTTTTCATTGCTCCCTTGCTTTCAACATTTCATCAGCAAATGCCCATGCGCTAATTTCAATCCACCCACTATGACAGCCGCCTTGTTTAAGAATTTCATTCTGCAATTTAGGATTTGAAAGCAATCCCTGCATTGCTTTGGCAGCAAAATAGTCTCGCAAGGTCATGCCTGTAACGTGTAATCCAAGAGTTTGTGACCCGTGGTTGTGCAACGGAAATGCTGGTTCGTTCATAATAAATACTTCCAAACTATTTGAGACACAGTTACCCAAAAAGCTAACAGCGAGATAAACAAGCGGTTGTCTCTGGGAACGGATGCAATAAAAGCCAAGATGCAAATCAGGGCGCTAAATTGAATGTCAGTCATAAAATTACGCTTAAATCATTTTCGTAAGAAAACAATTCAAAAACAAAAGTGACACCATTTTTGTCAGTGATAAAAATTTCACGCACAATAAAATTACGACCTTTGGATTTGCCGTTTTCTTGTGTGTAGTGGTCAGCAGGGCGAACCACAATTTCTTTTACGTTATGGATTTGAAGTTTCATAATTAGCCTCTCCAAGCTAAAAGGATTGCAAACACAGTGCCGATGGCAATTGCGGCTAAAACGTCAAGGATTTGATCTTTCATAATTTGTCTTTCTGGGGGCCAAAGCCCCGTTGTTGATTTAGAGCAACCCAACTTTACGCATTACAGCAGAGGCTATGCGTTCGCATTTATCAGAATTAATTTCGGGAAAATTGCACTCAATGTTGTAACCAAGGTTTTCAACATCCCATCCACCGCATGACTCTAAACAATTTTCGGCGTGAGTAACCGCATTACGAGTTACTTTAAATTTATCAATTCGTTCTATTTGATATGTGTTCATAATTTGTCTTTCTAGGGGCCGTAGCCCCATTTGGTTTATTTCTTTAAGGCCATCCGTTTGCACTCAGCGCAATCGCATGAAACAACTGAATGCTTAATGTCATCACGCAACTCTTTCATTGAGTCGTATGCAAATGTATGGCACAAGTCCATAGCGTCATGGTTAAATTTCCAACCAGAAGGAAGATTAAGAATAAACACATCTGGTTCGTCAGTGTCTACATCACGGGCCACATCAAGTTTGTATTTCATAATTTGCTTTCTTAAAAGACCCCAAGAAGTTTAGGGCATGGTTGAATTATAACCCAACTTATAGCCTTGTGCAATTTATTTTGTTAGGACAAACCCTAATTTGCACAAATACAACATAAGTAAGGTTATACTTGAGTCATGGAAAAATCTACCGCTATCAGGCTTGCAGGGTCACAAACCAAGTTAGCCGCCATTCTTGGCATCAGTCAAGCCGCTATCGCGCAATGGGGTGATGACGTCCCTATGATGCGTATTTATCAACTTAAATCTTTAAGACCACAATGGTTCAAAAACCTCGAGAAAAAATCCTTGCCGCCTTTACCAATGGGCCTATGACTACAGCGCAATTGATGGCTGAATTAAATTTAAGCAAAACGCAATGTAACCATCATCGAAGGGCGCTTGTGCTTGAAAAAATAGTTGAAGAAAAAGGAATAAAAGCGCTAGACCGTGGCTTTGGACATGAAACAATCTGGGGTCTTGTTGTGCCTAAAAAAGCAATCAATGCTTTTGATTGGCGTAATTGGGAAACGCAGTGCCATACAAGCAAACGCGAGATGGCCTACAGCGTGAGCCAGTTTGACCGTAGGAATGACGGTCGCGTGATTGTTTACAGCAAGGCTTGATTGGTTTATAATTTTTGACATCCCTTGGCGGGGAATTGCAATAAGACTTAGATGGAACTCTGCTGGTATTGCCCAGTCCGCCAACAACCCAAAAGGTTGAGAGTTCCACCTAAGTCTTTTTTTTTGGAGACTTAACAATGAAGCGACCGTCGTTTCAGTTTTATCCAGCCGATTGGCTGCGGGATACAGCACTTAGATCATGTTCAACAGGTGCACGGGGATTGTGGATAGACATGATCTGTTTCATGCACGAAGGTAATCCCTATGGACATCTTAAGGTTGGCAACAAGGTTATCCTTCCGCCCAACCTTGCAGGCATGGTCGGGGCAACTTTACTAGATGTTCAAGGTTGGCTAGATGAATTACATCAGTCTGGCGTTTACGAATTGGGTGAAGATGGAGAAATCTTTTCTAAGCGCATGGTCAGAGACGAATGCTTGCGAAACAAGAGGGCAGAAGGTGGAAAGCTAGGTGGTAACCCCGCATTGAAGGTTAACCATGAGGATAACCCCAAGGTTGAAATTGAGGATAAACAAAAACCAACCCCTTCATCTTCATCTTCTTCTTCATCTTCTTCTTCATCTTCAGATATTGAAGAAGGTAAACCTTCTTTGTCCACAGCAAAGCTGATGGCCTGTCCGCAAAAGGAAATTTTGAATCTTTGGGCAAAGCATCTGCCGCACTTGGCACAGCCGCGAAGTTGGGAAGGAACTCGCAGAGCCAACACTAAGCAACGGTGGAATCAGGCCAGCAAGCCGAGCGCATACAGCCCAGAGGGTTACCAGACCGAGGAGGCGGGAATTAAGTGGTGGGATAGTTTTTTTGGCTACATTGCAAAAGACACGAGTTTGTCTAACGGGTTTGAATCGCAAGGCAGAACATGGCGACCAGACCTTGAATGGGTAGTCAACGCAACAAATTTTCAAAAAATCATTGATGGGAAATATTCAAAATGACATTTGCTAAACCAACTCCAAAGCCTGAAGAAGACGTTTCTTATTCACGTTATTGCTCAATTAACAATTGTCAAAACATTTGGGCGATTCACATAAGCGGAGACAAGCCAAAATGTTCTTACCATCAATGGCTGAACAGCGGTAAAGCAAAGCCAGCGCCAATTCTTGCAAATTATCCAAAAAAAGTTAAAAAAGCATGGTATGACGAGGTGGAATTTTGACCAATGAACAAGCCAACCGAATCCTTGACCGAGCCAAAGAAGGCCAGCAATTTAGCCCTTTTGTCATTAACCGAGCGCTTGAACTTACGGGAGACTATGAACCAAATGGAAGCGGTGGAATGGATACGCCGTTACAAAAAGAAAATAAGGGAGGACGGGAAGAAAGAAGCCTTTTATTGGTGGCAAACAACATTAGAAGACATTGCGAAAAAACGGGGCCAGAAAGCGGCAGAGGAATTACGGGAACGCATGAACGCACTGAAGGAACAAAATGATTAGACGGGCAGCAAGGATAGACGCTAATCAAACAGCGGTGGTCAGCGCATTGCGAGCCGCTGGCGCATACGTCTGGATTATTGGCCTGCCAGTTGACCTTTTGGTCGGCTACAAAGGCCACAGCTTTCTGGTTGAGGTTAAAAATGGCCCTAGAAAGCGTTTAACGGCGCTACAAGAGGACTTTTTTGATAATTGGTCTGGTAGTACGTTGGCAAGGATTGATGGCCCTGAAGCGGCTTTAAGAATGATTGGAGTTATCAAATGATTCACTATCACGGAACACCAATCAGTCCCATTAAAGCCATTGAGACAATGGGCGGCAAACACTTTTGTGTTTCTTATGCCCGTCCTGATGATCTTAAAAGATGTTTGCGTTTGGGGCAGTCTTTAATGTTAGACAACGGTGCATTTAGTGCCAAAACACGGGGATTACCATTTGACATAAATGGATTTTATGAATGGGTTGAGCCATTGTTGGCACATCCACATTGGGCAGTTGTTCCTGATGTGATAGATGGCACAGTTGAGCAACAAAAAGAAATGGTCAAAACTTGGCCTTTTCGCAAAGAATTTGGAATTCCTGTTTGGCATTTGGGTATGCCAATTTCGTACCTTTTGGAATTGTCAGATACATGGGGCAAAGTTTGCTTTGGTTCAAGTGGCGAGTATTGGCAAATTGGAACGCCCAAATGGTCAGGAAAAATGGATGAGGCTTTTAATATTTTGACCAAAACTTTTGGGAAACTGCCTTGGATTCATGGTTTGCGAATGCTTGGTTTGTCTGCTGGCCCGTGGCCTTTAGCAAGCGCAGATTCAACAAATGTTGCATTGCACCATGCAGAAGGTATTGTTTGTGCTGGTTGCATGACAAAAAGGATTGATTCAACCAACCCCACAAGTCTTTGGGAACAAAAACCTTTACAGGAAATACTTTTATGATTTTGGCTTTAATTACTTATGCTGTGGCAATGACCTTGGCAAACCTATTAGTGGCAACATTTGGCCCATCAATCAGTCCTATAAACGCTTTTTTCTTTATTGGATTAGACCTGACGTTAAGGGATTGGCTTCATGTTCGCCTTAAAACATGGCAAATGGGCGGGTTGATTGTAGGAACAGGGGCATTGACTTACTTGTTAAACCCTGCTGCTGGAATGATTGCAATTGCTTCTTCTGTTTCGTTTACTGCCGCATCTGTTGTTGATTGGGCTGTGTTTGCAAAACTAACAGGCACATGGATTAAACGAGCAAACGGTAGCAACATTGCTGGTGCTGCTGTTGACAGCGTTGTGTTTCCAACATTGGCTTTTGGTGTGCTGATGCCGCAAATTGTTGTTATGCAATTTTTTGCCAAAGTTGTTGGCGGCGTTTTTTGGGCTTACGTTATTTCCAAATCGTCACGTTTGATTGGGGTTGTTAAATGATTTTTCATCTGCAAACACCTGAACAAGCATCCGCATTGATGGCAAAGATTTGGCCCAAGGTCAAAGACAGTTTAAAAGCCGGAAAACTGTTGCGGATGGAGATCAAAGCCGAGTCCAAAAGCCGTGACCAAGAGGAAAAATATCACGCAATGCTTGGGGAAATAGCCGAGCAAGCTAGTCACATAGGCGCTAAGTGGGACGCTGAAGATTGGAAACGCTTGCTTGTGGATAAGTTTGTTAGGGAAGAATTAAGTGAAGTTACTAAAGTTATCCCAAATCTTGATAACAATGGAATTGTGCAATTAGGATTGCAAACCCGCAATTTCACCAAAGAGCAAGCAATGGATTTCATTACGTTTTTGGAAGCATGGGGAGCCAACAACGGAATTATTTTTAAAAATGTTGTACAAACCGTATAAGTGTGCTTATAATCCATCATGCCTCTATGTTGAGGTCTTTTTGGAGTAAGTGATGAAATACTATTTTGACACGTTGTTAGAGGGAACCGTGGTTTCAGTAACATGGGAATTTGAGTGCGATAACGATGGGATTTACAACACCGAGGTTACGCAAGTTATGTACCAAGGAATTGACGTTTTGCCAGTTTTAAGCGAGTTGGTGGTTTACGAACTTGACGAAGCAGGTCATCGGCTAATTGCAGAGGAAAAAGAACATGAGTAATTACATCCCTGTTCTTATGATTGGCATTGGGTCTATGTTTGTGCTGTTTGCTCCACCTGCAACCACTATCTTCAAGCAGCATCCCGAATGTTCAATTGTCGGGTTTAGCCCTGATTTAACCCAAAAACAACGTAAATTTTGCCGTGAATGGAATAAGACATGATTACAAATAATTTGCAAGCTGTAAAAACGTTTACAGATTTTATTAATGTTAATCCAAGATTTTTTAAGAAAGAAAAAGAATGGTTTATTGAGAATTGGCACGTTTTTGAAGCATTTGAAAAAATTGCTTTAAAACTCATATCAATGAAACGAAGCCATTATTCAGCAAGAACCATTGTTGAAGTGTTAGTACATCAAAGCGCGGTCAGGGAAATAAACGGAACATATAAAATTGGAAACGACAATGCTCCAGACTTGGCGCGAGTGTTTGTTGTGCTTCACCCTGAGTATGTAGATTTTTGGGAATACCGCCGTCCAGATTGGCATGATTTTAAAAACACAATTAACAAAAAGCAAGGGGACAAGCATGACACCAGAAGAAATCATTGAGATGGCTAGACAGGCTGGCTTTTCTTTTTCCGAAGGCATTGTGACTGGTGGCGTTACTGACGTTAAACGCTTTGCCGCGTTGGTGCGTGCTGATGAGCGTGAAGTGTTGGCACAGCTTGCACCGTATATGGCTGTATCAACCGACAGAATGAGTGTTGACCCGCATACAGGCAATGTAAGCATTGGCACTGTGGCACAGCCAGCACCCGCACAGAAGCGTCCTCAGAACTGTGGCACAGGCTATTGCAGTTGCGTTGAGTGCGTAATGGAACCCGCAGCACCTGTGCAGGAGCCTGTGGCGTGGATGCAGTCAGACGAGGTGCATATATCGCTATGGAAAGATGACTACCACACCATCCCACTCTACACCACTCCACCCGCACAGCGCACATGGGTAGGGCTGACTCAAGAAGAAAAAGACTCATGGGTGGATGCAATGCCTGACCACGTACAACCTTGGCATTTAATGAATCTCGTCAATGTAATTGAAACCAAACTTTGGAGCAAAAATGAAAACTTATGAAGACGATGAATTTGAACGCATAGAAAACGAAATGAAATGGCGAAAGTTTCTTGACGAAAACCCTCCAGTTTCAATCCCTCTAATTACAGAAGAAGAATGGCAAACCCTCAATGCAACGCCCGAAGCATAGTTATGTCAGAAGCCCAACACTACTCCGCAACGCTAGGGAAATCCCTTGCCAACATTGCGGGGTAGACAACGGGACTGTCGTAGCGGCTCATACTAATTGGGGTGGTGGCAAAGGCAGAGCAGTAAAAGCGGATGACAATTTAATTGCCTCGCTTTGCTATGAATGCCACATGGAAATGGATATGGGCTATCACATGACTAAAGAGCAACGTCAAGAAATGTGGCAAAAAGCACATATCAAAACCGTGGACAAGCTGATAAGATTAGGTTTATGGCCTGACAACGTAGGAAAACCATGAAATTTAGTGTTGAAAAAAAATCTGACCCAGTGATGCAATTCACAATGTGCCTTTTGCACAGCGTTACCAATGGGCACATCCTTCATCTAACGACTAAAAGTTATTCAGAGCATAAAGCGCTGGAAACCTTTTACACTGAAATTGGCGATCACGTAGACGATTTTGTGGAGGCTTTTCAAGGTAAATACGGTTTGCTGCACGACTTTACATTAGATTATCAATTGCCATCGCCGCCAGTTGCATATCTAACTTATTTAAAAGATGAAGTGGCAACATTGCGTAAAACCGAGGGTTTTCCCGAAGATAGCGAACTCCAAAACATTACGGATGAAATTGCACAACTAATTGATTCAACGTTATATAAATTGCGTTTTTTAAAGTAAGTGCCAACATACCCGTCTAACAAGAAGTGTTCAGAACTAGGATGCAAGGAGCCAAGGTCAAGGCTTAACAATTACTGCATTAAACACGGCGGCAAGGACAACTTAGCCTCAAGAGATACAGACAGCATTTACCAAACACCTGCATGGAGAACAGTAAGGCAGAGACAGCTATCTATCCAACCTCTATGCCAAGCCTGTCTGAGTAGGGGTAAGATAGAGCAAGCCCAACACGTTGACCATGTGTTTGCGTGGAAGCATATAGGGCGACACGCTTTCCTAAACAACATCTTTCAAAGCCTATGTCATGCAGACCATAGCCACAAGACAGGGCTAGAGAAGCAAGGCATTTACACCCACTACACCCCTGAAGGTGAACGCGCATACACACAGCACGACTATGCCTATGTCCTGCGCCAAAGCACCAAATAGTAGGGGAAAACCCTAAAAATGGCCAAAAAAATGGCGAGAAACTTAAATTTTGGGCGTTTATTAAAAAG